CGCTGGCGCAGGGCGGCGGTCGCCGGGCCGGCGGGGAGCAGCGGGGCCGGGGGCGGGGCGGCGGGGTCGATGCGGGCGGCGGCGAGAAGGCCGGCGGCGATCACCACGCCGGGGGTTTCCAGTTCCAGCCGCACCCAGGTGATGGGAGCCTGCTGCGGTTCGCGCCGGATCGTCTCCCCGTTCACCAGGGCGCCGACCGGGACCAGGGCGCCGTGCGGCAGGCCGGCATCGAGGACATGGACGGGCTGTTCCGGGGCCAGCAGCAGATCGGCCACCGGCTGGCCCTCGCCGAAGGCGCCGGCGGTGACGCGCACCGGGATGACGCGCTGGCGCGGCGGGCTTGCGGGCTCCTGCCGGGCGGCGGCGACGTGGCGCACCGTGACCGGTCCGGCGAGGGTGAGCACCTTGTCGCCGCGGGCCAGGGTTTCGACGCTGCGCTCGGTGGGCGCGCCATCGGGGCTGGGCACGGCGATGGGAGTGCCGGAGGGGAAGCTGCCGTCGCCGATCACCGGCTGGGTCAGGGAGGGAGGCAGAAGCGTGGTGGACATGCGGAGCCTCTGGGCCGTGGAGCGAGGCCCATCAGTACCATGGCGGGGGCCGCGCGTCGATGTGCGGGTGGGAGGTGAAGGGAAGCGCGTTCTTTTTTGAAAAAAAGAACCAAAAAACTTTTCCCACTGGCACGTGCGCCCGGCGACTGGCACGCGCGCCAGTGGGAAAAGTCTTTTTGCTTCTTTTTCTTCAGAAAAAGAAGGTGCTTGCTTCCTTCACTCCTTGACCCCCATCGCCCGGGCGATCGCCTCCAGCTGCGCCTGCTGGCGATCCAGCCTGGCGAGCAGCAGGGCGAGCGAGCCCATGATCGAGGCCTGGGTGCCGTCGGCGGCGGTGATGCTGGAGAGCTGGCGTTCCATCAGCGCGAGCAGCGGGCCGAGATCCTCGCGCGGGGCGGGGGCGGGTGGCGGGGCGCCGGGGAGCAGGCCCATCTGGGCGATCTGGTCGCGCTGTTCGGCGAGGATGCCGAGCAGGAGGGCCTGGCGGTGGGCGTCCCGCGCCTCGGCGGAGGGCCATTGGCGGCGGCCGCGGCCGAGGAGGGCGAAGAACTCGGAGCCGCGGGTTTGGGTGATCTCGGCCACATGCCAATCCACCAGGCCGATCTCCGCCAGTTCCAGGATGGCCAGCTCGAAGGCGCAGGGGGTGAACTGCCAGGCGTGGGCATCGTGGTAGGGGGCGCCGGCGGCGGCGCGGGCGGCGGCGTAGGCTTCCGGCAGGGAGGAGGTGAGGCGCAGTTCGGCCAGCGGGTGCTGGTCCCAGGCGCCTTCGAAGGCTGCCGCGCCTTCGGGGCGGGCATAGGCGGAGTGGGCGGCCTGGTTGAACAGGGTGCGCAGGGTGTGGCGGCTGGTGTCCGGCCGTTCGTGGCTGGCCAGGAGGTCGCCGGTGGTGGCGTGGGGCTTGAGGCAATCGAAGCAGTAGCGCTTGTCCGGCACGGCCAGGGCGAGGGTGCCGCCCGGGGCGAGCAGGGCCTGGGCGGAGAGGAGGAAGGCGACGGGATCGGGCAGGTGCTCGATGACGTGGCTGGCGATGATGCGGTCGAAGCGGCCGTGCAGGCGCTGGGGAATGGCTTCATGCAGGGGGCCGCCGGCCCAGATGGCGTCCACCGGCTCGATCGCGTCGAGGTCGACGGGGAAGGCGGCGTATTTCTCGCGCAGTTCCTGCTGGCCGGCGTGGTCGACGATGTAGGTGTTCCAGCCGTCGCGCTTGGGGGCGACGGGGGCGTGGCAGGGGCCGAGTTCCAGGATGCGGGTGGTGCGCGTGGCGTCGCCGCGCAGGCGGGCGAGGCGTTCCGGGACCGGCGCTGCGGCGGGGCGCGGGGGTGGCCGGAGGAGGTCCGGGCGGGGCGGCGCGGCCTCTGCCGCGTGCAGCAGGGCGGACATCAGTTTGCCATGCGGGGGGGCGCGGGGATGGGCATGGCGGGAGCATCCGGCCTGGGGGCGGTCCGGACAAATCACTAATACTTCAGAATGCCGCGGTATGTTTAGGAATTTGTTGGCGAATAGTGGAGCTGTGGCAACGAGATGCTTGCACGCAGGGATGCCGCGCGGCGCGCATGCGAAAGGCCGGGCGCACCGTGGGGCGGCCCGGCAGGGCAGGTGGCTGCGCGGTAGGCCGGTCAGCCGGGGGTGATGGTGACCCGGGCGACGCCGCGGCCGAGGATGCCGAGCTCGGCGGCGGCGGCGCGGGAGAGGTCGATGATGCGCTTGCGGGTGCCGGGGCGGTCGTTGATGGTGACCACCACGGTGCGGCCGGTTTCGGCGACGGTGACGCGCACCTGGCTGCCGATGGGCAGGGAGGCGTGGGCGGCGGTGAGCTGGCGCTCGTCGTAGCGGACGCCGGAGGCGGTCGGGCGGCCTTGCCAGCGGCGGCCGCCATACCAGGAGGCGACACCGACCTGGCGCCAGACGCCGGTGGCGTCGGTCCAGACCGGGCCGGCGGCGATGGGGCGCGGGGCCGGGGTGATGGGGCGGGTGGTGGCCGGTGTTGGCACCTGGACCGCCACGACGGGGCCAGGGGTGGCGGCAGGGGCAGGCGGGGTGGCCGGGCGGGCGGCTTGCGGTGCCATGATGGGCTGGTCCGCGCCCTCGGAGGCCTGTGCGGACAGGGGGAACAAAAGCATCCCCACCAGTGCCGGCACAGCCAGTATGGCAAATGCACTGCTGGTGTTGTTGATCATCCTATTTCTCCTTCCTCGTGCCGCGGCGTGGGTGCGTAGCAACCCGGCCTCGGCCCGGTGGGGCGCGCCGCAATAGGCACGGTGCGCGACGGCCATACAGCCCATCATTGCCTGGGAGATCAACCCCTAATCCTTGCGCGGGCTGCAATTGTGCTGCCCACGGGTGTGAACATGACTGTATCGCAACAGTTATTTCGTATCTGGATTGCCGGGCTAGTGGACTGATTTGAAAGCATTTTCCCGGGCAGAATTGCTGCGCCGCAGCACAAATTCCGGTGAGGGGCGGGGTAGGAATTTTTCTGCTGCGCGGTGCCCGATTTCGGCCACAATTCGGGGCTTTCAGGAAAAATTACGTACGTACGGTTTTTTTCCTTCCCATCCGCCCCAGGCCGGTGTAGGTATTCCGACATGATCGACGGAGTGTGTGGCACCGCCCCGCTCCGCCGTATCCCCCTTCATCCGTCATCAGGGAGACCGCATGGCTGCGACCGGCCTGGCGGAGCGCGCGTTGTTGCCTGCCTTGGGGCTGGACGCGTGGGCCAGGCATGTGATGGCCCCGCAAGGCCATCGCCCGGCGGCGCATCACCGCATGCTGCTCGACCGCCTCGGCCTGGTGGCCGAGGGCGCGATCGACCGGCTGATGGTGCTGATGCCGCCGGGCAGCGCCAAGAGCACCTATGCCTCCCTGGTGTTCCCGGCCTGGTGGCTGGCACGCCAGCCGGCGACCAGCGTGATCGCCGCCAGCCATACCGCGGAGCTGGCGGACCATTTCGGCCGGCGGCTGCGCAACCTGGTGGCCGAGGAGGCCGACGCGCTGGGCTATGGCCTGGCGGGCGACAGCCGCGCCGCGCATCGCTTCCGCACCACGTCGGGCGGGGAATACTTCGCCACCGGCATCCATGGGCCGGTGACGGGGCGGCGCGCCGACCTGGTGGTGATCGACGATCCCATCAAGAACCATGCCGAGGGCGAATCCTCCCTGGCGCGGGAGCATCTGTGGAACTGGTACCGCAGCGAGCTGATCACCCGGCTGAAGCCCGGGGGGCGGATCGTGCTGGTGATGACGCGCTGGCATGAGGACGACCTGGCCGGGCGGCTGCTGGAGGCCGGCGATGCGTGGCACGTGCTGCGCCTGCCGGCGCTGGCCGAGCCCGGGGACCCGCTGGGCCGCCGGCCCGGGGCGGCGCTGTGGCCGGACTGGGAGGACGAGGTGGCGCTGGCGCGCAAGCGCACCACCGTGGGCAGCCGCACCTGGCAGGCGCTGTACCAGCAATCGCCGACCAGCGCCGAGGGGGCGCTGTTCCCGGTGGCGCGGATCGGGCTGGCCGATGCGCTGCCGGAGGGTGCGCGCATGGTGCGGGCCTGGGACCTGGCCGCCACCGAGGCCGGCGAGGGGCGCGACCCGGATTGGACGGTGGGCCTCAAGCTCGCCCAGTGCCCCGACGGGCGGCTGGTGGTGGTGGACGTGGTGCGGATGCGCGGCGGGCCGAACGAGGTGACGCAGTGCCTGGTGGATACCGCCGCGCGCGACGGGCGGGCGGTGCCGGTGGGGCTGCCGCAGGATCCCGGCCAGGCCGGCAAGCAGCAGGTGGCGTTCCTGACCGGGCGGCTCGCCGGGCACAGCGTTGTGGCCTCGCCGGAGACCGGGGCGAAGCTGGTGCGGGCGATGCCGGTGGCGGCGCAGGTGGAGGCGGGGCGGCTCTCGCTGCTGCGCGGCGCCTGGAACCAGGCGCTGCTGGACGAGCTGCGGGACTTCCCGCATGGCCGCAAGGACGACCAGGTGGACGCGCTGGCTCGGGCGCACGCGATGCTGGCCCAGCCGGGGCGCCCGGCGCGGCAAGTGCGGGTGCGGCTGTTCGACAGGTAGGAAGGATTCTTCTTTTTCTGAAGAAAAAGAAGCAAAAAGACTTTCCGACCTTGTGCCCGGGATAGCCGTCACCGCGAACGAGTAAAAGTTTTTTGGTTCTTTTTTTCAAAAAAGAACCGCTTTCTTTCTCGGGAGGCCGGATGTTCACCACCCTGTGCGGCCTGGTGCCCGCCGATCCGCAGCACGCGGACCGGACGCGGCGCCTGGCGATCCTGAAGCGCGTGCTGGACGGCACGCTGTATGATGTGCTGCCCTTCGAGTTCCATGAGGAGCGCGGCGCCGGCGGCGAGTACATCCCGCTGCGCATGCGCCGGCCTTCCGTGCGCTATCCGCTGGCCCGCATCGTGGTGGACGATTCGATTTCCCTCGTGTTCAGCGAGGGGCATTTCCCCACCATCGACTGCGACGACCGCCGCGTGCGCGCCGTGTTCGCCGACCTCGCGCGCGAGACCTCGCTGAACCAGGTGATGATGGAGGCGGCGCTGCGCGGCTCCATCGGGTCTGTTGCGATCCTGTTCCGGGTGCTGCGGGGCCGGGTGTTCTTCCGCGTGCTGGAGACGCTCTACCTGATGCCGGAATGGGACTCCCAGGCGCCGGACGAGTTGCTGCGCGTGGTGGAGCGCTACAAGGCGACGGGGCGCGAGCTGCTGGCGCGCGGCTACGAGGGGCTCGATGCGCAGGCGGAATACTGGTTCCGGCGCAGCTGGGACCGCGAGGAGGAGACCTGGTACCTGCCGGAGCCGGTGGCCGCCGCGCCGCGCGCGCCGCTTCGCGACGAGGCGCGCAGCGTGCGCCATGGCCTCGGCTTCGTGCCCATGGTGTGGGTGAAGAACCTGCCCGGCGGGCCGGATGGCGTGGACTCCGTCGATGGCGCCTGCACCTTCCGCGCCGCGGTGGAGACCGGCATCGAGATCGACTACCAGCTCAGCCAGGCCGGGCGCGGGCTGAAATACTCCTCCGACCCCACGCTGCTGATCCGCGAGCCCGCCGGGGCCGAGGGCGAGATCGTGCGCGGTGGCGGCAATGCGCTGATCGTCTCCGAGAAGGGCGATGCGCGGCTGCTGGAGATCGACGGCACCGCCTCGGCCGCGGTGATCGACTATGTCCGCACGCTGCGCGAGTTCGCGCTGGAAGGCGTGCACGGCAACCGGGCGAGCCCGGAGAGGTTGTCGGCGGCCCAATCCGGCCGCGCGATCGAAATGATGAACCAGGGCCTGGTGTGGCTCGCCGACAACCTGCGTGTTTCCTATGGCGATGCGTTGCTGAAGCTGGCGCGCATGGTGGTGTGGGCCAGCCGGCTCTACGTGCTGCGCGTGATGGGCCAGCCGGTGGAGCCGATCCCCGCCACGGTGCGGCTGGGCCTGATCTGGCCGCGCTGGTACGCGCCCACCAGCGAGGACCGCGGCCGCGATGCGCAGACCCTGCGCACGCTGACCGAGGCGAAGCTGATCAGCCAGGAATCCGCGGTGAAGACCCTGGCCGATGTCTACGACATCGAGGACGTGCACGCGGAACTCGCGCGCATCGAAACCCCGCTTCCCCCGACGCAGGAGAGCGCATGACCGACGAGACCGAAGCCCCCGCCGAAAGCGTGGCCGATGCGCTGCAGGCCGCGCTGGAACAGCGCCTGGCGGCGCTGGAGGCGCAGCTGCGCGAGCGCCTGGTGCGCGCCGAGCTGAAGGCGCACGCGGTGCGCGCCGGCATGGTGGACCTGGACGGGCTGAAACTGGCCGATACCAGCGGGCTGACGCTGGACGAGCGCGGGGAGGTGGTGGGCGCCGAAGCGCTGATGGCCAGCCTGCGCCGGGCCAAGCCCTGGCTGTTCGGCGCGGGCAGCACCAGCTCCGCCGCCAGCGCCCCGCCGGCCCAGCCGCCGCGGGCGAAACTGGCCACGGAAATGACCGACGCCGAGTGGCAGGCCAGCAAGGCCGAGCTGCTGCGGCGGCTGTAGGGAAGCAAGGCGAGGGGCTCTGCCCCTCGACCCCGCTGGGGCCTTAGGCCCCAGACCCCTCGACCCTCCCCGCCGAAGGCGGAACAAAGACTGCCGGGTCCAGGGGCCGCTGGCCCCTGGCCTTGCTTCCCTTCAACCCCTGCACCAACCCGCCCTGCCGGCTGTGCCGCGCGGGGTGCCAACGCGTGAGGAGTTCACATGCCGATTTCGAACTTTCCGGCGGCGCTGCAGCCGATCATCCAGCTGGGCTATCTCGAGCGCGAGTTCGAGCAGGCGCTGCGGGCCCGGCTGGGCTATCGCGCGGTGGCCGACCGGATGAGCTTCAACGTGGGCATCGGCGAGACGCTCACCAAGACCCGGGCCGGGCTGAAGGGCGCGGTGACCAGCCCGATGGCGGCCAACACCAACACCAACCTCGACAACGGCCTCACGCCCGGCAGCTTCGGGGTGGAGCAGTTCAGCATCACGCTGGAGCACTATGCGGCCACCACCGACCTCAACATGGTGACCAGCCGCGTGGGCATCGCCAGCCAGTTCCTGCAGAACGCCGCGATCAACGGCGAGCAGGCGGCGCGCAGCCTGGACACGCTGGCGCGCAATGCGCTGTTCGAGGCGTATTTCGGCGGCAACACCCGCGTGCGCACCACGCTGGCCTCGCCGGGGCCGAACGTTGCGGTGGATGACGTGCGCGGCTTCGAGCGCATGTGGCAGAACGGCGTGCCCACCACGGTGGGCGCCAGCGCCAACCTGGTGGTGCGCGTGGGCGGCAACAACTACACGCTGGTCGGCGTGACGGTGGATGGCACCAACAACTCCTCCGCCGCCAGCGTGGGCGGGCGTTCCGGCGTGCTGAGCTTCGGCAGCAGCGTGAGCGTGGCCGATGCCACCGCGGGCAACGCGGTGGTGGCGGAGAACGGCAGCGTGATCGCGCGGCCGAACAGCCGCGTCACCACCGCGGCGCTGACCGCGGCGGACACGCTGACCATGGGCACGCTGCTGAACGCGGTGGCCACGCTGCGGGCCAATGCGGTGCCGGAGATCGACGGGGTGTACAACTGCTACCTCGATCCCGTCTCGGCGCGGCAGCTGTTCGGCGATGCGGAGTTCCGCGACCTGTTCGGCGGCGTGACCGGGGCGAACCAGGTCTATGCCAGGGGGCTGGTGAACGAGTTCCTGGGCCTGCGCTTCATCCCCACCAACATGGCCTATGTGCAGGACCACCCGGTGACCAGCGGGGCGGTGGTGCGCCGGCCGATCGTGTGCGGCCAGGGCGCGCTGATCGAGGGCAGCTATGCCGGCATGGGGGCGGACGACACCGCGCCGGCGAACTCCATCGTGTCGCTGGTGGATGGCGTGGCGATGGTGACGCGCGAGCCGATCGACCGGCTGCAGCAGATCATCGCGCAGAGCTGGTACTGGATCGGCGGGTTCTGCGCGCCGAGCGACGTGACCACCACCACCGACACCGTGGCGACCGCCAGCAAGGCGGCCTTCAAGCGGGCGGTGATGGTTGAGCATTTCGGCTGAGCAACGGGGGCAGGGGGCGGCACGGCCCCCTGCCCCGGGCCGCACGCGGAGGGATGAATGGCGTTCACCGAGGCGGAACGGACGGATATCCGCAGGCATTGCGGCTACCCGGCCTATGGCAGCGGAGCCGAGGGATTCCAGGGCTGGCGGTTCCACCAGGCCTACGGGCTGATGGAGTACCGCATGATCCGGATGTCCGGCACGGAGGAGGCGGTGACGCGGCAATACCTCGCCACGCTCGGCGAGCTGGAGGCCGCGATCCCGCAGGCCGGCGCCATGCTGGATACCAGCGAGGCGGCGGTGTGGAAGCGCAACCCGCGTGAGCTGCGCGAACGGATCGCGCTGTTCGACGACTGGCGTCGCCGCTTGTGCGGCTTCCTGGGCATCCCGCCAGGCCCGGCGCTGCGCGAGGCGGGGGTGACGCTGGTGGTGTAGGGAGGCCGGGGGCCTTGCCCCTGGACCCCACCGGGGCCTCTCGCGGCGCGGCTTCGCGGCGGCCGTGGGTGCCGGTGGCCGTTGCCAGGCCGAGGCCAGACCCGACGACCCTGCCGGATGGGGCGGGGCCGCCGGTGGGCAGCGGAATGTTCTTGTACATGGCGTGCGGGTTCCCTGCGGATGACCGCGGGGGGCGCGCGCGCGCAACGGTCGGCCTTGACCCGCGTCAAGGCCGCGAGGCGGGGATATGCAAGCAGGTCGCGTGCAGGATGCGATTTACCGCGGGATGGGCCGGGCTGGCCTGGTGGTGGGCGATTGGTGCGAGCTGTTCCGTCCGGAAGGGGGCGAGGCGCCACTGGCGGCCACGCGGCGGGTGCTGCGGCTTATGGCGGCGTTCACCGCGCCGGACGGCCGGTTCGCCAAGCCGCCGACGCATGGCCAGGTGTACTGGCACGGGCTGTTCGATGCCGCGTACTCGCGGCCGGGCGACTACATGAGGCGTGCGGATGGGGCGGTGTGGTTCGTGGCGGCGCAGCCGGCGCTGCATCCCGTGCTCTGCGTGCGCGCCAACCGCGTCATCGACGTGACGCGGCCGCAGGCGGCGGCGCCGCCGGGGGTTGTGCCCTATGGCGGGGCGGCGGCGGCGCAGGCGGTGCTGACGGCGTGGCCGGTGGCCATGGTGCGCAGCGGTGGCGGCGGGCTGGGCGAGGCGAGCCTGCCGGAGGCGCTGTCTGCCGGCAGCTGGACAGTGCTGCTGCCCGCCGTGCCCGGCGTGATGCTGCGCGAGGGTGACCGGGTGAGCGACGATCTCGGCCGCCTCGGGGTGATTGCGCAAGCGGAACTCTCCGAGCCGGGTTGGCGCCTGCTCGTGCGCCGGGCGGGGAGCTAGCGCCATGGCCGACATGTCCGACGTGGAGGAGGCGCTGCTGCGCCTGGCTTCCGGCGTGGTGTATCCGCAGGGCCCGCAGGCGCCGAGCACGGTGGGGCGGGCCTGCCTGCTGTATCGCGGCTGGCCGCAGGCGGCGGCGCTGGACGCGGACCTCGCCGCCGGGCGCCTGCATGTCACGGTGGCGCCGGAGGCGCGGCCCCAGGCCACCACCACGCGCCATCCGGACCGGTGGGAGGAAGTCGCCGCCCCCGCGCCGGGGCTGGCGGTGGTGGTGAACGGGCGCAGCGCGACACTCTCCGGCAGTGCGCATCCGGGCCAGGTGGCCGGGCTGATGGTGGACGGCATGGCCGTGGTGCACCGCACCGCGCCGGGCGACACGCCGGCGATGGTGGCCGCGGTGCTGGCCACCTACCTGCGCACGCGCCGCATCGTGACGGTGGAGGGCGCCACCCTCACCGTGGCCGGCACCGGCCCGATGACCGGCCGCGTGGTGGCCGACCGCACGCTGCGCCGCGAGACGCGCCGGCAGCGCCAGGTGTTCCGGCTGACCGCCTGGTGCCCGGAGCCGGGGCTGCGCGATGCGCTCTCCTCCGCGCTGGATGCCGCGTTCTCGGCGGTGGACTTCATCGACCTGCCGGACGGCACGCGCGGCAGGCTGCTGTTCCGCGGCAGCACGGTGAGCGACCAGGGCCGCACGGCCAGGGTGTTCCGGCGCGACCTGCTCTACGCGGTGGACTACGCCACCACGGTGCAGGAGACGCGCCCGGCGATGATCTTCGGCGACACGCGCGTGGCGCCCGGCGGGGCGAATGCGCGCTCCGTCATTGGGTAGGCAGATTCTCGGGTTTTTCGGGAGACAGGCATGAATGTGCATCTGGTGGTCGTGCGCGCCTTCGGGCCGTACGCGAAGGGCGACGTGGTGACGGCGCCCGCCGAGGTTGCGGAGATCCTGGCCGGCGAGCACGCCGGCAGCGTGGTGCGCGTGCGCGCAAACGGGGAGGGCTGAGCCATGCCGATCGTCCAGCAGGGCAGCATCAACACCACCGCGCTGATCGTGCCCGACCTGTATGTGCAGATCGTGCCGCCGCAGAACCTGGTGATCAACGGCGTGCCCACCAACGTGGTGGGCGTGGCCGGCACCGCGAGCTGGGGGCCGGTGGGCGAGCCGGTGATCGTGGGCTCCATGAGCGACTACGCGGCAAGCTTCGGCCCCGTGCTGGCGCGCAAGCACGACATGGGCACGCAGATCGCCACCGCCGTGCAGCAGGGTGCCTCCGACTTCCGTTGCGTGCGCGTGACAGACGGGACCGACACCGCGGCGGCCTTCCAGATCCCGACCACCGGCTTCGTGCTGACCGCCATCCACACCGGCAGCCGCGGCAACCTCATCGCTGTCACCATGGCGCCGGGCAGCCGCGCCGGCACCTGGCGCTTCACCATCACCCTGCCCGGCCTGGTGCCGGAGGTGTACGACAACATCGCAGGCACCGGCGCCGCCTTCTGGCAGGCGCTGGCGGCGGCCATCAACACCGGCCAGGGGCCGCAGCGCGGGCCGAGCCGCATCGTGGTGGCCAACCCCGGCAGCACCGCGGTGGCGCCCAGCAGCTTCACCTGGGACTTCGGCACCGGCGTGGTCGGCACCGACGGCGCCAACGTGAACGCCACCCACCTGGTGGGCGTGGACACGGTGCCGCGCCGCGGCATGTACGCGCTGCGCGGCCAGCGCTGCTCCATCGCCCTGCTCGCCGATGCCGACGCCACCGCCCAGTGGGGCGCGCAGGCGCAGTTCGGCCTGCAGGAAGGGATCTACATGATCCTCACCGGGGCGGCGGGCGAGGCCATCTCCACCGCCATCGCCAACAAGGCCGCGGCCGGGCTCGACAGCTATGCCTGCAAGCTGATGCTGGGCGACTGGGTGTGGTGGAACGACCAGGCCAACGCCACGCTGCGCCTGGTCTCGCCGCAGGGCTTCGTCGCCGGGCGGCTGGCCAACCTCTCGCCCGAACAGTCGAGCCTCAACAAGCCGCTGTTCGGCATCGCCGGCACGCAGCGCAGCGGCACACCCGGCAGCGGGCAGCGCGGGACCTTTTCGACCGCGGAACTCTCGGCCCTGTTCACCGCGGGGCTGGACGTGATCGCCAGCCCGCAGCCGGGCGGCGCCTTCTGGGGCGTGCGCGGCGGGCACAACAGCAGCAGCAACGCGGCCACGCGCGGCGACAACTACACGCGCCTCACCAACTACCTCGCCGCCTCGCTCAACGCGGGCATGGGGCAATACGTGGGCCAGCTGATCAACCGCGACCTGTTCCGCCGCATCCGCAGCACGCTGCTCTCGTTCCTGCAGAACATGCTGGGCCAGGGGCTGCTGGGCTCGCGCGACGGCACCCTGCCGTTCAGCGTGATCTGCGATGCCACCAACAACCCGCTGGAACGCACCGGCCTCGGCTATGTGCAGGCGGACGTGCAGGTGCAATACCAGGCGATCAACGAGAAGTTCATCGTGAACCTCGAAGGCGGCCAAACCGTCGCCGTCGCGCGGCAAACCCTGCCCACCACGCCGGGCGCGCTGGTGGCGTAGCGGAAGGAAGGCCAGGGGCTTTGCCCCTGGACCCCACCAGGGACCCTGCGGTCCCTGGACCCGGCGTTCGTGTCCGCCTTCGGCGGGGAGGGGCCATCGGGGCGGTGGAGAGGCCACGCCGGCCCCTCCCCGCCGAAGGCGGAAAGGTCATGGGGTCTGGGGCCTAAGGCCCCAGCGGGTCCAGGGCAGAGCCCTGGCCTTGCTGCCCCTTCGCATCCAGGGAGCATGGCATGGCGAGCAACGAGTTTTCGGTGGGGCGGGATTGCCAGTTGGTGGTGATGGGGCCGTTCGGGCGTGTGGATCTGTCGCACGTGACCGGTTTCGACAGCCGGCAGCAGACCGCGTCCATCCGCATCGACCGGATCGACGGGCGGCAGATGGCCGCCGAGTTGCCCAAGGGCTGGGAGGGGATGTTCGAGCTGGAGCGCGGCAGTTCCGCGGCGGACGACTTCATCGCCCGGATCGAGGCGGCGTATGAGCAGGGCGGCGCGGTGCCGGCCGGCACGCTCTACCAGTACATTGCGGAGCCGGACGGGTCCACCAGCACCTACCAGTATGATGGCGCGGTGTTCCGCTTCGCCCAGGCCGGGCAGTGGCGCGGCGATGCCAGCGTGCGCCAGCGGCTGGAGTTCTTCGCCAGCAGCCGCCGTCGTATCTGATGGGGGCGCATCTGATGGCCGATGAGGTGATCGACGCGCGCGGCCGGGTGCTGCAGCTGCGCAAGCTTTCCGTGCTCGACCGGCTGCGGCTGTTCGAGGCGGCCGGCGCGGAGCTGTCGCGCAACGATCGTTGGCTTGGGCTGGCGGTGCTCGCTGCGAGCGTGGGGGCGATCGATGGCGTGCCGGTGCCCTTGCCGGCCAGCAAGGCGGGCATCGAGGCGGCGGTGCAGCGGCTGGACGAGGCGGGCCTGGCGGCGGTGGCCGCCGGGCTGCAGCCGGAGCCGGGGTTCGACAGGGCGCTGGCGGGAAACTGAGCCGGCACCCCGAGCTTTGCGACGTGCTGTATCTCGCGATGCACGGGGTGCCCTTCGAGACGGCGGCGAGCCTTTCGCCGACGCAACGTTGCGCCTGGGTGGTGGCGGTGGGCACGCTGAAGGGCCGCGCCTTCGATTGGGACAGCCTTTCCTGGAGGGAATGATGATCGAGGACGGGCTCGCGAGGGAACCGGAGGAGGCAGCGGGGCTGCCGCTGGAGGATCGCCTGGGGCAGGCCGCGTTGGCGGCTGTGATGGGTGATCCCTACGAGGTCGGCCTGCGCATTGCGCTGGACGACGGCGTGGCGGCGGCGCTGCCTGCGGTGGCGCGCGAGCTGGCCGTGGTGGAGCGGGCCGTGGGCCTGGTCCAGTCCGGCCTGGCGGGGTTGGCACCGGCGGCCGCGGCGGCGGCGCTGCCTGTGCCCGTGGTGGGGGCTCCGGCGGCAGAGGCGGCGCCTCTTGCCCCGCGCCCCGGTGCCAGCCCCGTTCCCGAGGTGCCGGCCAGCCGGGGCGTGGCCCCGGCGCCGGCGCCAATGTCGGGCGTGGTGCGCGCGGCGGAGCGGGCGGCGGCGGAGATGCTGCCGGCGGATCCGCAGTCGGCCCCGGTGCCGGCTTCTCTGCCGCCGGCGCGGGTGGAGTGGCAGCGCATGGACTGGCCGGCCCTGGCCGCCGTGCCGGGCGTGGCGGCGGCGCCTGTACCCGAGGTGCCGATAGTGC